TCTGCCGCGATTGTGACAGGTTCTACCTCACGCCAGCCAGTCCTAGTTAATACATAGCCCTTGCCTGTAGGCTGCATAGCCAGTGTATCAACTAGATATTTCATGCCCTCGGTTATGAATTCCTTATCAGCAAGTGTATCGATTATAGCCTGCTGTTCTGGATCATAGTCCGGCATGGGGGGTAAATCCCATATCCTAGCTGGCCTTTGCGCTGGCGGGTGCTTATCGGCGTTTGTGATAGGTTTGGTTTCATCTTCAATCTCCCTTACTTGTTCTTTCTTTAACGGCATGTCATCCCCATAACCGCTAGAGTACAACCCAAGAGTGTATCAAGCTAGCCTTGCTTGGCTTGCGCTAGGAATATAGTCAAGCAATAGGCAAGAAAAAAGCCCCGGTTTCCCGAGGCTAGTTGGTCCAAGTATGGACGGGGAGATTACATCAAGCAGCGCGCTTGCCCTTGGCCTTGGCAGGCTTTGGTAGTTCGCCGCTGGCGGTAACAGGTTCGGCAGGCTTGGCTGTATTGCTAGCCTTAGCAAGCGCAGTGTTCTCGGGTGTGGCGGTTGGTGACGGTGCCGCGACTGGTTTCAATGGTGCCTCGGCCGCGGCCTTGTCAGCGGAAGCGAGATACGCAGTCATATCGGCGAGTATCTTCCGCGCCGCTTCTCTGTCCTTGCCGCAAAGCCGGGCGAATTGCTGGATGCACAACGCCTCAATGGACTGGATGCTGTCTTCCATCCTGGCGAGCGAAGCGTTCACGAGATCAAGTGCCTTCACCTTGGACGAAGCCATATTGTTGACGACCAGTTTGGCTACCTCTTCTGACGTAGCTTTGGTGTTGTCGACTACGTCTTCGATGGCGCGGGAGATAGTTTTGCCGGCCGCGTTCTGCTGGTCTGCCCGTGTCTTCTCCTTTGGCTTGCTATCGGGGGTGTACACACTCCACGCCTTCATGAGATCAATCGAGTCGGTAGCAGGATATTCTTTGCCGTCGCCTGCCGCGATCATTTGCTTTGATAGATGCTTGAACACAATCTCGGCCGCAGATTGTACATCCTTCGCCACCCGAATGTCATTGATGACGCCGCCGTAGTTTTTCTCGTCAGGCGACACCATCCGAGTGTAGATATCTTGGGACACAGCAATCCAGCCGTACAGAGTTGACATGGATTTGTTGGCGTTGACAGACAAACGGCCGAGAAGCAACGCCTTAACCTGAGATAATTGAGGCTTCATGCCTCGGGCAAAGTGGCGGCCGATCAGATAGCAGACAACGCCAGCGCAGATCATCTGCTTTGCGTCATTGGCGACGCGTGTAGCGGTATCTACGAAAGCTTTTATCGCGTCTTCGCTTTCCAGCTTCGTAACATGATCGAGCTGAAGGGGCGTCTCTTTCGGACCGGGTTTAACGCCAGCGTTGTGTTGCTCCGTGACAAGCTGCGCCGGGGTTTTCTCCGAAGCGGAAAGAGTGGTCGAAGTCTTCAAAGCGGTTTTCGTAACCATGATATAGAACTCCGATAGGGCAGGATTGCCCAATGGCCTAGATACGCCACTTGGATGCTGTATCCAATGTGACATTTTGTCGCAGTCAAGACGGTCCCTAACTGCCGTTAGGCGGTGTCTGTGATATGGATCACGGATATTCCAGAAACTGGAAATACTGTGACGTCCATCACACTTGAAACATTCGGTAACAAATCTCGACTTGACATACATCTTACGATATAGATAAGGCGGAATTATGTCCTAAGGGTGCGACATAGTGTCGCAGGGAATATATTCCTATTTATACAATGAACTTGGCACAGCGATTGCATACACACAAAAATGTGATAGGTTTTATACATAGGATATTATTCCTAGGTTTAACCACACTTGAAGACATACAATAAATAGGATTAAACTCCTAGTCATAGGCAAGAATAAACCCCGCTGGTTTAGGGCGGGGCGTATTCTTAGTCTAGCTTATCTTGCGCAGCCTGACTGCCACTAGTTCCTCGTTCTCCGCGCACACTTCAAGCCACTTCGCCGCCCGTTCACACGCTTCTTTAAGATCAGGTGTAGCCCACTTGTTCCGCATCCAATGGTCTGTATTATCTAACCATGCCCAATCAAAACTCCACATTACATCCCCCTAGTCGCGCCAATTAGTAGCCTCGGCGCTTTGCCATATGTTGACAAAACCATGCCCCGGCTAAGAAGCCTAGGTTAAAGCCTATGACTAGGGCTAGTATGATCAAAGCGTAGTCCATTACATACCTCCTGACTTGTTTATAAATATGATTTCATTTTCCGTATAGACTACGGCATAGATGATGGCGGGCACCGGGTAGAAAGGCGGCCTAGCACCGCACATATAGAAAGCTTTCGCTATATTCTTTGTGCCATGCACGACGCAGCCGTATCGGTATTGTTTGCCGTGTTCGATAGTGATCATTGCATCCCCCTCTGATTACGTTCATAGATGATGCGGCAACGGCCCTTGGATGCGCAATCCCATGGTTCACAGCATACATCATCATACTGTATACCGGGGCACCCTTGATGACCATACTTCGCCATTAAATCGTTCCATCTAGTCCCGTCTTCGCCATGGATTATAGGTAGTTCATCCCATGGTATCATTACATACTCCTATGCTGGCGTAGAGATAGATGATACCGGCCAAGGTGACTGTGATCCATATAGCCATGAATAAGAAAGCATCTAAGCCGCTATGGTCTTTCATTTTGTATTCCTTTCGATTAGTTTCTGCACATGTGCCTCGGAGCGTAGCACCTTTCAAGCTTGTCGTAGATTGCATTCATGTCTCGGTTGTTCAAGCGCCCGCCTTCTGTACCTTGGCGAAGATAGTTGCATCCAGTCAGGAGTAGGGCGTGCTTGATTAGTTGGATTTCCTCTTTCGAGAGTGTGACTTGTACCTTCATTGCTTGTACTCCGTGGCTTGATTGCCAGCCGTCAAGATAAGAGTGTGATTTGTACAAGTCAATACCTCGTGAGATTAAATTGATGCTGCACTGCCACATAAAGGAAAGTGCATATCCTCGCTGGTGAGAGTTTCCCAGCCCGCTGGACTGAGGTAGCCTCACAGGCTCGGGCGCATCCATAGCCTTCTAATGAGCATGGCGAGCTATCCAAATGAGTACATAACCAGAACGTATTATGGACATTGGCTACTAGGCGTGTATAAACTGAGGATACAACTAATAGATGAAATAGGCATTTGATCCTAGATGTAGTATGCCTGCTATGGTGTTGATGTTAATACCATAAACATTCGAAGGGGGAGTCTCGGTTATCCAGGCTTCGCATCAGATCAATACTGTGAACCCCCTGCCCTAAGAGCTAGCTAAGAGCACAAGATGCCTTTTCCCACACCATGGTCACCATCCTCTAAGATGTAGGCGTCGCTCTCAACTGAAGCCTTGGCATAAGCCTGAAGCAAGAGGAGCGACTTGTAGCCTAGGCTACACTTAGATATCTTGGCTACACCTGGAAGGCTCACCCGGCAAGAGGCCATGAGGGGGTGCCGGGGGGTGTCTAAGGCCGTGAATCACACCTAATGAATATCTAATAAAAATTCTAGGAACACCTAAGTATATGATATAGTTATAATTAACTGAGTATCCCCTATTCGGGGCCATGATCTCCTAAGCTATCCCTAGTTGCCTAGGCAGTTCCCGCGAAGACACCTAAGGCGCGGTATCCCTTGGAAAGGGATATCTTGTATAGGCCGGGTGCCTATGGACCGTAAGATACCATTGGCCGGGAAAGAGAGATATCTATTAAAATTAGAGATAACTATACCATTGGCTGGGTGCGGGTATTACCCTATTTAAGACATAAATTTCTTCATTTGTCAAGTAAAATCTTTCACTTTTATAAAAATAGTTAAATATTCCTAGAAAGAGGAAAAAAATCCTTGACATTTGGATGAAAGTATGTCTTAAATAGAAATAGAGGGTGAAATTTTATCTTAATCATAAGGAGACCGAAACCTTTGATCATCATCTCGGCAGTTACTAAGAAGCACTCCCGTCCATGGTTTATGACTCCGAAGCGTAAAGCTCACTTCGCTAAGTGGAAAGCCCTTAAGAACCATCAAAAGTATCAAGTCAATGTCCAGGATATGGACTCAGAACTAGAAAGATTAGGCAGAATAGTCTCTTATGAACCAAAGCCTTAAGAACGCCTCAGGTAAACACTTCACTAAAGGTCTCTTCATGGAGATGGCTACTACTGAGGGTACGGCTGTATACACGCTGAAGGATCATGATCATGGAAAATACCTCAGCCTTTACCTTCTATATCTCGATGTATCTGATCCTACTGAGTATCGCTTTGCTAGACAGCATCTGGACGGTTGGCGTCACTGGCAGGTGTTGCAGGAATGTACCTGGCTCAAACCATACATCGAAAGATGGAGAGCCGAACTCGCAGTTAAAATCCAATCAGAAGCCATTACGACTATACGAGGAATTGCCTCCGGTTCTGGCAGAGATGCCCTCAGCGCCTGTAAAACGCTCCTAGAGATGACTTCCAGTAAGAAGGCTAGGGTAGGCCGCCCCAATAAAGAAACGCACCCAGAGCCCGCTATTGAAGCCCTAGAGGCACGTCTAGTTGCAGAGGACCTTAACCGCCTACAAAAGGATTTGAATTAATGGCGTCATATACAAAAATTCGTGATCTACCTAAAAGGAGTATGACTTAATGAGCACACCCCTATTCGATCTAGTTACTAAACTGAAACAAGCTACTTCCTTCCTAGACCTCTCTGATGATCTTCCTGCACTCCAGGCTGGTCTGGAGGATGTGTATAACCGTCTCGTTGCCCTTGAGGAAAAGGAACAGAAATGAATGAAGCTCTAGTTACTTCCGTAGTCTCCTGGCTAGCTGATAGACTATCCGAGAAGAGTACTTATGTTGGCCTCGGCCTTCTTGTTGCCAGTCTTGGTATTCATCTAGCCCCTGATGCTGTCTCCCAATACTCTAACATCGGCCTCGCTCTTGGTGGACTACTGGCTGTTGTCGTAAAGGATAAGAATGTTCCAGCCTCACCCACCGTTTCAACCCCAGCCCCTACACAAGGAAGCTAATATGTCTGTCAATTGGAGTAATGTTGGTTCTACGCTCTCCGGGCTCAGTACTGCCCTAGGCGCGCTCGGTGTTACACCTACTAATATGGGTGCTGTCCTATCTGCTATTGGTACGGCCAGTAACCCTAATAAGTCTGCTGAAATTGCCATCTGTGCCCAACTTCTCCAATTCGCAGGTCAACCTGCCGTGGAGAGTGAATTGGCTATGCGCCTAGCGACTGAGCAGGGTATTCCTGTCCAGGCTGCTAGTCTTGCCCTAACTTTAACTCAGCCTGGAACGGATATTCCTACCCGTGTTCTCCAGATTGAGCAACTCATCAACCAAGGAGGTTAAGTAAATGGCCGGTACTGTTATCAACCCGGATACCGTCTCTAACCCTGATAATACTACCGCGCCTAATAACGTGTATGGTAAATCAGGGGAACAGCTCGGAGCCGATCTTCACGGCAAATTCTATACTCATAACTACCGTGGAAGCCTCTTCTACGCAAGCAATGCCCCAGGCACCCCTGTCGTAATTCCAGCTTTTGGAGCTACCTCGGTTACTGGTTTGGCGATCTGGAATGTCTCCAGTACGAAGAACGCTATTCCTGTTCGTCTTAATATTGGAGCTATTACTGTTGCTTCGGCAATGAATACCAAGGGCTGGACTTATCTCCAGAATACTGGCTCGGCTGTTGGTACAGCTGCTCCATTGTCTGCCATGACTGCCATCACCGCTACCCGTGGTTCTGGTAGGACTATGGACGCTATTGGTGTCGGAGCCTCGGTTGTCACCGTTCTCTCTGCTGCTACTCTTACTACCGGTGCTACTACCTGGGCAAGCATGGGTGCTGGTTTTGGTGCTCTCGCCGTCTCCTCTGATGGCCCTATGCCTGTGTATTCCTATGACTTCGACGGTACTGTCGTGATCCAGCCTAACAGTCTTTGGTGGGTTGCTAACTCTGTCGCCGATACCGGTACGTACAATATCTCTGTCACCTGGTACGAAGCTCCGGTTTAATGTCTACTGAACTCTCTGATCTGTTAAAGGTCTTAGCTGACCCGGAGCTTACCCAGAAGCGCCTGGACGACCTTAAAGAAGTCTCGGCTAAGATAGAGGAACTCAAGCAAGTACAGAAGAAAGTCTCAGAAGATAGGCAGGCGGCTGAAATTGCTTTCAGGGACTCAGCTTCTCTCAAAGCAGAAGCAGACCGTCGGCATAGAGAATCTACTAAACGAGAAATGTCTAACCAAGCTCGTGAAGCCCAACTTCATAATCGAGATACTCTTCTGACTGAGAAGGAACGGTCTGTTTCCCTGGCCCTAGCTCAACGAGAGAATACAGTTAAACATAGAGAGTCTCTTGCTGACCAAAGAGAAGCTGCCGTGGCTGAACGAGAGCGAAAGCATGAATTATCTGTAAATGCTTTAGAAGATAAATTCCAAAAGGTAAAGGCTCTCTTAGCATAATGGCTACAATGACGGTGACAGAGTTCGCCTATCCTGGCCATAACTACCCTACTATGGCCAATATCCCCCCTGTTGCTGTACAATCTATAACGTATACCTCTTCCTCGGTAGCTAGTGCTGCCTTCAACCCCGATACTTATCTGATCCGAATTCATGTTGACACTATATCCTGGCTTGATTTTGGTACTTCTCCTACTGCTACTGTATATACTAGGATGATTGCCGGGCAGACTGAGTACTTCTACGTCCCTAGGAATAAAGGTTATAAAGTAGCAGTTATTACAGGGACTTAGTGGCTAGGTTCCTAGGTCACTTCTCCCATCAAGGTGATCTAACAGACGCTGCTCTCTTCGCGGGAGTAACTACACCTGCTAATGGGTATGTAGCTGAGGATGGAACTACTTTCTATGTAGCGGAAGATGGCAGTACTTACTACGTCCAAGAAGATATATCGCCACCTTCTCAAGCTACAGCCTTCGGGCTTACTACCTTAACCTTTGATGATGACTTCCTTTCCACTAGCACTATAGATTTATCTAATACAGGTTCCCCCGGTTTTAACTGGTACCTGAAGCAAGCTTGGCCTAATATACCAACTTCCGCCTCCCCTTGGGGTGCTTGGGCCTCAGCCACAACTACTTCCCCCAGTGTTATTTCATTGTCTGGCAGTAATATAGTTCTTTCTTCAGAAGCGACAGGCAACGATGTCGTCCTTAGTACGGCCTGTTCTGCCAGTAATGCCCAAGGGTACAACGGACAAGTCTTTGGCGGTCAGAGTGCTTATTACGAATTCTCTATGGCGACTGATATCACTAACGCCAATGTCCAAGCACTAGCCCGTGATCCTATAGGGTGGGGTGTATCGATAGACTTCTTAACAGGTGCATCTAATAATTTTTGTGAGATGGACATCTGTGAAATCTTTGCTACTGGTCCTGGTACGGTACTACCTTTGTTCGCTATACATGATTGGGCGACCAACTCCTCAACAGTTACTGCCAATAACTATAATACTAATTTCAGCAACACATTAGGTTCGCCTAATCTAAATACACTGAATAAATATGGGTGTCGTATTATTGTCCCAGCAGATAATGCCGGAACAGGGCTAGTAGACTTCTACTTTAATAATACACACCTCACGGCTAATAGTATAACTTTCTCAGCCACGGGTCCTAGTTCGGGAGCCACACCAAGTAATCCTAATGGTATCTTCAACGGACTAGCGACACAAAAGATGGTTCTTATTTTATCCTGCGGTCTTAACTGGCCTGCTTCGTATGATTACTTTAGGGTTTGGGTGTAATGGCTGTATCTAAGTTATCTCAAATAACACCTGCTAGTACTTTCCCCGGTATGACTGATACTGTTGTGGGTGTTACTGCCGCCGGTGCAGATGTTCTTTATACAGGTGTACAACTCTTCCAGGCGTTAGTTACTCAAGGTCTACGTGTAGTTCTAAAGGCAAATACGACTATTTATCTAGCCACTACAGGCAATGACTCTGTACCTTATGTAGCTATGTCTTCTGGTAATCCTTGGGCTACCTTAAACAAGGCTTGGTCTTTTATCTGTTCTACCTTTGACTTAGCAGGTTTCACCGTTACTGTTCAAATGGCTGACGGTACTTACTCGGGTCTTCAGGTCGGTGCCGCTGTCTCTGGACTGTCGGGAACACCTAATGGCGGTGGAAACATCATCTTCCAAGGCAATACTAGCGATTATACTAAAGTCGTAATCTCCGATACTAACAATCCTTTCGCCTTCGCTTCTATGATTACCTCAGCTCTTACTTTCAGCTATTTAACATTGAATTCAACGCTAGGAACTAACTACCTAATTGATGTTCAATCCCCCTGTGTCGTCAATATATCCGGTGTCCTGGGTTGCGAAGTTGTGGGTGTGTACGCCTTCTCTGCATATGGGGGCGGTGCGCAGATTAACTTCATCGGTTCTACGATTAACTTTTTAGGTTCCCCGACCTATTTTGGGGTGCTAGCAGCTCAAGCTGGAGGTTTGATCTCATTCTTCAATAATACTGGTTTGAATACCTTCGCAGTACCATCCGGAACCTTAACTGTCTCCACAGGTTTCGCTAATGCAGTAGCTACTGGGCAAATTGAAACTACTGGTGCTGCTTTCTCAGGTACAGTTTCAGGCCCCAGATATAATTGTACTTTGAATGGTGTTATAAATACTTTCGGCAGCGGATCAACATATTTCCCCGGAAGTTCTTCTGGTACAACATCTACAGGTGGGCAATACGCATGACCGAGCCAGCAGAGAAAGAAATCTTCAAAGCCGCTATCAAAGAGTGGATGGACGAGAAATTCGCTACCTTTGGTAAGTGGACTTTCGGGGCTTTCTTTGTTCTGGCCTTTGGTTGGCTCGTGTACGGATTGGTACAATTTGGCTTCCATAGATAAGAAACTACAAGAAGTTCGAGCCCTTGCAGAAGCAGACCTTGAAACCTTTATCGCTCTCATCGCCCCGTACAGAGTCTTCGGAGAAGTCCACAGAGAATACTTCAGGTTCATCACCAGGGGAGAAAAGAAATCTCACCAACTTGTTCTTCTACCCCGTGATCACCAGAAGTCTGCTATCGCCGGATATTATGCTGCTTGGAGAATTGTACGCAACCCAGCTATTCGTATCCTGTATGTATCTTCAACAGCTAACCTCGCGATTAAGCAATTAAAATTTATTAAGGATATTCTAACCTGCGCTAAGTTCCGTAGGTACTGGCCTGAGTACGTCAACCTAGCCGAAGGTCGAAGAGAGAAGTGGTCAGAGACGGAAATATCCATAGATCATCCACTTCGCAAGGCAGAAGGTATTCGAGATAGTACTGTCTTCACTGCTGGATTGACTACTAACACCACGGGCCTGCACTCAGACCTTTCTATCTATGATGACATTGTTGTCTATGAAAATGCCTATAACGAAGAAGGCCGTTTAAAGACTGAACAGCAATACTCCCTACTAGCCTCTATCGAGGGAACGGATGCTGAGCAGCTAGTCGTAGGAACCCGGTACTTCCCTAACGATATCTACGGCACAATGATCGATATGAAGATTTCTCGGTTTGACTCAGACGGGGAATTGATATTCGAAGAGGATATGTATGAGGTATTCGAGCGCAAGGTCGAGGACAGGGGCGACGGCACGGGGCAATACTTATGGCCGCGCCAACAAACTACGAGCGGGAAGTGGTTCGGTTTTAACCAGGATATCCTTGAGAGAAAGCGGACCCAATACCTCGATACTGTACAATTTCGAGCCCAATACTACAACGACCCCAATGACCCTGCTGGAGCCGGCATCGGACGAGAAAATTTCCAGTATTATGAGCCAAAGTTTCTCACCCGGTCAGATGGTCACTGGTTTTACAAGCAGTCCCGTCTCAATGTATTCGCCGCCATTGACTTCGCGTACTCCTTAGCCAAGAAAGCTGATTTCACAGCTATCGTTATCGTAGGTGTTGATAAGTCACAGAATTACTACGTCCTAGAGATAGATCGCTTTAAGACAAGGGATATCTCGGACTATTTTATACACATACTGAAGATGCACCAGAAATGGGACTTCCGTAAGATCAGGGCAGAAGTAACCGCAGCCCAATACCCTATAGTCGAAGCAATTAAGAAGGACTACATACGTGTGCACGGACTCGCTCTTAGTATTGACGAACATAGACCTACGAGGCATGACGGAACAAAGGAAGAGAGAATTCGCGCGGCTCTGCAACCAAAGTACCGTAACAGCCAAATATTCCATTACCTCGGGGGGAATTGTAGCCTTCTCGAAGAAGAACTCGTCCTAAGCAAACCCAGTCACGATGACATCAAAGACGCTCTAGCTTCTGTTATAGATATAGCGGTAGCACCTTCAAGTCAAGGTTCACAGTTCAAGAGTATGCAGACTACGCTTTGGCGGGAACATTCAAATAAAACCTACGGGGGTTTCGGCTGATGACAGACGCAGAGGACGTAAAAGAATACAGAAAGAAACTCTTCGAGCAGGTAACTGAACTAGCCAAGGGTGTCGATGGTGGAGAAGTTCTTCGTATCCTCTACGAGGCATCAGAGATTATCGGGGAGACTAGCATTGACCAGATTTATGATCCGATCCCACACCCGAAAGAAGGTGCTCTGTACTCTGCTTTCGATATCACTTGGTTAACACTTCTCGCCGCAGGTCTTAATAATTTAAGGAAGAAATGATGGAAAAGGTTCAATACCCCGAGCATATGGGCAAGCCCATGGATACCAATCGGCACCCGGTAACTAAGAATTCGGCAGGGGATAATGGTGATGGCGGACAGGCTGCCTTTGCTGCTATGCTTGCTAAAGAGCAAACCCAGAAGGATGGTAGTACTCTGCACCCAGAAGGCCATAAGACTAAACCTAAGGCTAAGTTCGATAGGCAGAATTGGATGAACGGTCGTGGCTGAGCAATACGATAATCTCCAAGGAACTCCTCAGGATGTACTAAGTCACCCAGCTTTTAAATACGGCTCTCCTTCTTCCGGTATTAATCCTAGGAAGGTAGGAGAAGATAGTATGAAGAACTACGCTAAAGAAGGTATGTGGGATATGCTTCAAAAGAGCGACATGAAACAGGCAGAAGATATAGTTAATAAGTTCCGTAAGCCTGAATGACAAGCGCTGCAAACGTACTCGAAATTACCCAAATCCAGGAACCTGATGTACAGGGAGCGGAGATTGCTAAGAAGTGGTATATGTGGAATATGCTACGACAAAATTGGGTAGCCGAGACTACAGAGCTTAGGAAGTACATATACGCTACAGATACGACTAAGACTAGTAACAGTAAACTTCCCTGGAAGAATAAGACTACTATCCCCAAACTCTGCCAAATTCGGGATAACCTCCGAGCTAATTACGTAGCTTCAATCTTCCCTAATAAGAAGAAGTGGCTTCGCTGGGAAGGTGCTTCTAGGGATGCTAATACTCTGAAGAAGCGAGGAGCTATTACTGCCCGGTCAATGCAATGGACTCAGCAGAAATCCTACAAGCTTGAGATGGCTAAGTGCATCGACGATTACGTAGACTACGGTAATGCCTTCGGTATGGCTGTATGGAAAGACGAAAGGGTTGATGTAACTGATAGGGGTAAGCCTGGTAAGTACGGTTATGTCGGTCCTGGTTTCCGGCGTATATCTCCTCTTGATATCGTCATGAACCCTATAGCAGACTCATGGGATGATACTCCAGTAATCGTTCGGAGCCTTGTAACTCGGGGCGAACTGGAAGATCAGTTGATGAAGATGTCCGGGGATGACAGTACCATAGCTAAGAAGATGCTTGCGTATATGGATAACTACCGGATGCAACTCCTGGGCTTCGGTGGCGAGCTTGTAGTCAAAGATGATTACCTGAACGTAGATGGATTTACTAACTACCGGCTGTACCTCCAAAGTAATTATACCGAAATCCTGACCTTCTACGGAGACATCTATGACCAAACAAATAAAGTCTTCAAGAAAAACCAGATCATTACAGTCGCTGACAGACACCGAGTTATTCACCAAATGGATAACCCATCCATCCTCGGAAAGAAGCCTATCAACCATATCGGATGGCGGACCAGGCAAGATAATCTCTGGGCAATGGGTCCCCTCTCGAACCTTGTTGGGATGCAATACCGGCTGGACCATATTGAAAACCTAAAGGCAGATATCTGGGACTTGACTGCCTTTCCGCCTCTAAAGATCAAGGGCTATGTCGAGGACTTCGAATGGGGTCCTTTCTCCCGTATTACTGTTGATGAAGATGGGGATGTAGAACTCCTCAAACCAGAGTGGAATGTCCTCACAGCTAACTCAGAAATGATGCAGTTGATGGACTTGATGGAGTTGATGGCCGGTAGTCCTAAGGAGGCTATGGGTTTCCGTACTCCTGGTGAAAAGACTAAGTACGAAGTCCAGAGATTAGAAAACGCAGCAGCCCGTATCTTCCAGGCTAGGACGTATGCCTTCGAGGAGAACTTCGAGGAACGCGTACTGAATGACATGCTCGAACTCGACAGGCGCTTTGCTGACAGTAATATCCTAGCGAGTTACTTCGACGACGATACCAAGATCACGGTATTCATGGACCTTACGCCCGACGATATTTCCGGGGAAGGCCGTATCATCCCTTACGCCGCTAGACATTTCTCCGAGCAGGCTGAACTTGTACAGAATTTAACCAGCTTCTTCGCTTCACCTATCGGTGGAGACCCCGGCATCAAAGCTCATTGGTCAACCATTAAGCTATCCAAACTCTTCGAGGATATCTTTGACGTACAGGATTGGAACATAGTTCAACCTTATGTTCGTATGGCTGAGGAAGCAGATGCCCAGAGGTTCGCCCAGGCGCTACAAGCTCAGGTGCTAATGGAAGGGTTGACACCATCGGGCTTGACACCTGATGATACTATACAACCTAATCTTACATCCGGTAACGGACCTGGCGGTGCTGGTGGTATGTCACCTGTGGGTTCGCCTCTTGACCAACCAGTACCTAACTCTGCACTGAATGGCGGGCCGACCGGTCCTCCGTTGACTCATTCACTAGCTACCCCAACGATGCCTCTACCGGGTCCGACAGATCAGGGAAAGGCAACCCCGCCTATGCAGAATGGTGTAGGCTTCCCTCCAGGCAATGGACTTTAAAAACTGATACCTACGATCTGGACCCAGAATATCTCCCCTGACAAAAGGGAAGATTTCGAGAACTACCTTCGTAACAGCACGCTGTTAATTGACCAACTCTTAAACATCCTTAAATCTAAAGGAGCATCTATGACTTCTAAGGAAGCCACTCTAGATGACTTCAAGGACCCTAACTGGGCGTACAAACAAGCGTACAGGAATGGTTATAAAGCAGCTATTAAATCGACCATTAATTTGTTTAACTTCCTTGACAAAAAGGATCAGCAATGACCGACGTATTCCAAGAACCGGAGATTACCTCCGCAGTCGAGACCCTACAGATTGTTAATGAACCGGGTAAGTCTGCCTTCGATCAACTCGTTGGCTCTGACCGTAAGTTCAAAACCCAAGAAGATTTAGCTCATGCTGCTATCGAGAAGGACCGTTTTATCGAGCAGTTGAAGCGTGAAACTAAGGGCCTCCGCGAGGAACTCGACCGGGCTCTGAAGGATAAGAATACAGATAAAAGGTTGGAAGAGATTATGACCAGACTTAACCAGCCAACCGCACAACCAAGTACTGAGGTAACCACTCCTCTCGAAAGGACTGCGACTGCGCCGACACAGGAAGATGTTGCTGAGATTGTCCGTAAAGCACTGGCGAATGAATTTGAAACTCGTTCTGCTCAGGAGAATGCTAATAAGGTGATACAGCAATTGAAGTCTGCCTTCGGTGATAACTACGCAACTAGACTGGAACAGCGAACCCAAGAGCTTGGTTTGTCTAAGGCTGAAATGAATGCCTTGGCTGCACGCTCACCCCAAGCTTTCATGGAGTTGGTTAACCCTGGTAAGGCACAAGTACGCCACCAGGAACCCCCTCGTTCTGGACTGAACACATTGTCTCAGCCCCAGGATACGGGAGAGAAGACTTATTCTTCCTTCGAGAAGATGAGGACTTCTAGTGACCCCAATGAAAGAGCTAGGTATTGGTCGCCTCAAATCCAGTTGGAAATCCACCAACTAGGCGAGAAGGCCCTCCGAGAAGGAGACCCTAATCGCTTCTTTCGATGAGGTAAATTATGGCTGGCTTTTCTTATGCCGCTAACCAAGACCTCGTCCGGGCTAATATTTGGTCGCAGCAACTGAAGGATATCCTCCTTCCCGATCTCTTCGCTATGAAGTATGTTCGGATGCTGACTGACTTCCCGGATGGGAATACGATTAATATACCCTCAATTGGTCAGGCGGAAACAAATGACTACATTGAAGGACAGGCTGTTAAGTATTCCGCAATGGATACCGGAAATTTCACGTTCACGATTGATCAATATAAACAGTCTGGAACGTACATCACCGAAAGGATGAAGCAGGACTCGTTCTATACGGCCCAGCTTATCGCTTCATTCGTTCCTAAGCAGCACCGGGCTATCATGACTGCAATCGAGGCTAAGGTCTTGGCTGTTGGTCCTGCTGGTCAGACGGCAAGTAACCTGAATGCTATCAACGGCGGTAACCATCGTTTCGTTGCTGGTGGTACAAACCAGGTTATGACTCCTAGGGATTTCTCTCTGGCTCGCTTCGCCCTTGTTAAGGCTAACGTCCCACAGACTAATCTTATCGCAATCGTCGATCCCTCAGTTGCCTTTGCCTTGGAAACCTTGACGAACCTCGTTAACGTCTCCTTCAACCCCCAGTGGGAAGGCATCGTCGCTACTGGTATTAACACGGGAATGCGGTTCGTTCGTAACGTATACGGCTTTGACGTGTACGAGTCCCAGTTCCTGAATATTACCGGGTCGGAAACTGTTAACTCGGTCTCGGTTAATTCTACTGGCGTTGCCAATCTTTTCTTCTCGGCAGCCGGTGATGTTGTCCCCTTCATTGGTTTGCTTCGGCAGCCTCCGAAGGTCGATAGCAAGTACAACCAAGACCTTCAGAGGGAAGAGTACGTGACGACTTGTCGCTATGGCTTTAAGCTGTATCGACCGGAAAATCTCGTGGTCTGCCTTTCTGCTACGGATCAGGTGGTGTAATGGCTAATACCTATAGGACTATCTATCGCAATGCAGACGGCCTGAACCTGTTCCTCGGTGTGGGCGAGTCCTACTCCGGTAACGCAGGTGAGTACGATATGCCGGGTGCGCAAAGAATGATCGAGGTTGATATCCCCGATCTGACTAAGCTGCCTGTGCTGAGTACTACGGCTAGCCAAATCCTGGATGACACTGTGTGGCTTCCTGGCGCTGGTAGTAATACGATTAACCAGACTGGTGCGTTCATCGAGAAGATCGAACTCATCTGTAAGGTTACAGCTACTGGTTCGTCTAGTACGCTTAACATCGGTGTCATGAATACTGACCGAGCTACGGCTATTTCTAGTGGTGACAACGGCCTCCTAGCTGCTGTTCCCATTACGAACTATCTCACGGCCGGGGACTACAATGTCTGGACTGTAGGCGCAG